ATAATATTTTTTGATTGGGGTCATTTGACTCTGGCGCTGCACATTTGAAATTCAACTAGTAGTATGTAAAAATTTGACTTAAATAATGTTTGATAGAATTAATTACAATATGCTCGCAAAAACATATGCAGATCATGTTAAGAATGCATTCAAAAATGCAGATAACATGGTAACCAAGATATCACCAGAGATCTTACAATTGGAAGGGATGTCTGGTTACAAAACTCGCGCCTTTTACAACAATCTTTCCTCAGCTTGGGGCGTGCGATATCTCGAGATTGGTTCTTGGAAAGGTAGCTCTGCCTGCTCTGCAATGTTCGGAAATAGTATGGATATAACAACGATTGATAACTGGAGCCAATTCAATGGGCCGCAAGCAGATTTTCAGAAAAACATTAACACATTCGGTGGTGATAACAGGATAACCACTATAAACAAAGATTCTTTTGAAGTGGACAATCTGCCTTACAAGTATAACGTGTATCTTTATGATGGCGATCATTCTATTGAAGCTCATGAAAAAGCACTCACGCACTATATAGACGCAATGGATGACACATTCATATTCATGGTAGACGATTGGATGTTCGAGGGAGTGCGCAAGGGCACCTATGATGCAATCGAAAAACTAAACCTAAAAATAGAATACTATGAGGAGCGCAGAAAGATGTTGTCTTTTGAAGATGATAATGGACCAGGGGGGTCAAGACGTTGGTGGGCGGGTGATGATGGTAATCTTGAAATTGTTCAGTCAGATCTTAAAGGATATTGGAATGGTATCGGTGTTTTTGTCCTTACAAAAAAACAAATAGATGTCTGACTATATAGGGCTTGCCCTTTTGCTGCTGGACATATTTACATATGGTAATATTTTAGTTTAATCACAACTTTTCTTGGGACCACTTGAAACCATATGCGGATGGTCGTTTTCCTCTAGCACACTTGCTTATACTAGACCCATCAGTCTTTCCAAGAGCTCGTGCTGCTTCCTCACTAGAACCATAGGAGTCAACGTATGTGCCATCAATGGTATACTGATACACTTTCTTAGATGCGTGATTCTTCTCACCGGATCGTGATTCGCTCATCTTTTTCTTGGTCTCTTCACTCAATACCTTCCCGGTGTGTGCTTCGCTCAATTTTTGCTTGTGTTCATCACTCAATACCTTCCCGGTGTGTGCTTCGCTCATCTTTTGCTTGTGTTCCTCTGTGCGAGTCTTCCCGGTCTGTGCTTCGCTCATTTTTTTCTTGGTTTCCTCGCTCAATTTGCCAGTGGAACCACCGCCTTCCCGCAGATTATACCCACCAGGTGACAATGTTCCAAGCAATGCCACCAGCATCTCCTCGTAGAAATTAAGTTCCTCATCTGGAATCTCGTACCACTCTTTGTTGAAGTTATCCCATCCGTGCTTCTTGATGGCGGCCAAGATTGCCCTACACCCGCTGCGCTCAAGTTGGTGTTCTTTGAGGCGTTCTTCTATAGGACGGATTGTTTGCCCAATGTACGCTTTTCTGGACTTCTTCTTGAGCGTGAGCTTGTAAACGAAACCCATTTATGTGTGATTTTTTACATATAAATACAAATATCTTTAACATGTCGATATGATATGCTGTGTGTGCTATGTTTAATTGTCATTTGACCCAGGGATCTGGAAAATGTATAACAATTGGTGCAAGGAACAATCTTTAAAAAATTCCACAAATACCACCAAATGTCGCTCGCAGACTTTGTGACAGAGTTCCTTGGAAATGACAAGTTCTGGTTTTCCAAGAATAACGAATTTGACGAATATCTAGAGGAGAAATATCAGCACCTGCTAGACGACCCATCTGGTGACGATTATCTGGGTCTCGCTATTTTGTATGATCAACTCCCTCGGCACGTTTTCAGGAGCTGTCAAAGCTCTCATATTGTAGAGTATTTTCTACGCAAGTCGCTGAGAAACTATGCCAAGATAGATCTTTCTCAGCTCACCGATGTCGAGTGGTGCTTTGCTCACCTCCCCGTGCGTCATACCAACAACCCCGTGTTGATCACTCTCACGGCAAAGAAGGCTTGGGAAAGGGTGGTCCCTGGACACGACCCTTTCCTCATCCGCTTCCTGAAGGCCACGTATGAAAGGTGTCCAATCTTGTCTCAAAGCAAATTCATCACCAAAATAGAAGGCAATACATTTTTGCCACAGATGCATGAACAAACATTGCATTTCACACCAACCGGACCTGTGCTACCAACGAACCCAAAGAATCATGTGGTGAAGGAAGTGATGAGTGCCCTGGTATCTCAGCGACCAACAAAGCTGATAATGAGCATCTCTGGCGGTTCTGATTCGATGGTTGCTTTCCACATCATTCATGGCCTGAAAGAAGCCTTTGGGTATGACATCGATGTTGTTATGGTAAACTACACCAATCGGGATAGCGCATACGATGAGGAGGCATTTGTTGCAGACTGGGTAAACTCTTTTGGTTATCCTCTCCATGTGCGGAGGATCGATGAGATAAAGAGGAAGCAGTGTGCCGACAATCAGCTGAGAACCGTATATGAAAAGTATACTCGGGATGTCAGGTATGCCACATATAAGACACTGGGCCCACACCCAGTTGTCATGGGACATAATAAGGATGACTGCTTGGAAAACATTCTGCAAAACATTGGAAGTTGCCAAAAGTATGATAATCTTTCTGGGATGGACACGCTTGTGGTCCAGGATGGCATTCCATTCTTCAGACCCTTGCTTGATGTTTCAAAGAATGACATTGTAGCATATGCCAGAGAGCATCAAATCCCTTTCCTCCCCAACTCTACACCCCCAACCATGAAGAGGGGACAGATACGGAACAAGGTGGCGCCTGTGCTTAACGATTGGAATGATCTCTTTGTTCCGGGATTGTTCCAACTGAAGAAAACCATGGCGGACATGCACAAGGTTGTAGAAAAGAGCGTCGAGATGTTTGTGCAAAATTTTGATGCTAACCGTGTTGCGTGTGTGGACAAGTCATTCTTGGAGATGGGGGAAAACTTCTGGAAACTGTCGCTGAAGAAACTGTTCCCAACCGAAAACATCAGCAACAAGATGATAGTATCGCTGATGGAAACATTTACCAAGTGTGGGGATTTCTCAAAGTTTGAAATAAATAAAAATGTACAGCTTATCATCAAAAGTGCTTCTTCAAAAGTTATAATTGAATTCAAACTTTGCAACATGTAAACATCTACTTGAACCATGGAAACTTACCAGAGAATGCCCACACGAAGAGAATGTACAGTACAAAGGCGCCTACCACAAAGGAAATCATACCCTTCAGCAATTCTGCTCCCATTCCTTTATTCAAAAGGAATGTAATAACTATGGCCGCGGCAATAAGGGCCGTAACAACCGCGAGGTTATTGTACACTCCCATTATGAATTTTTCCCACCCAATCATATTGCCAAGTATCAAAGTAATCACGACAAGGGAAATTATAACAGGGAGTATCATCTTAATAAACCAACATATTCTTTTTCATGTGAACATTTCAGTATAAAACTAATTTCAAATGACAACTTATATATCGACAAAAATGTAATATTACTCAAGTCGCATTTTCAGTTTACATAAATGAAGGTTTATGAACTTTCATTATTTGAATGTGAGTGTGGTTATTATACAACCAATAAAGCACATGCTCAAAAACATGCCAAGACTATTTCTTGTAGAGACAAGACAATGACAAATGAAACTAAGAAGTTGATAGATAATGAAATTACAGTTGACAATGTTGTGGTTCGTGATTTGAAGATAGAGACTGAACTAAAAGAGAAGGAGTTGCTACTTGTTGAAAAAGATAATATCATCAAGCGCCAAAAGAAAGCAATATATGTATTGTCTGAAAAGATGCCACTTGACGAAGATGAGGAGGACGAGATTGGAAGTGGTATCATTTACTACATCACTGACCAAGATATGCCATCTCGTGGAAAGATTGGAAGAACTAAGAACACAGACATAAAGAAACTAAAATGTCGCTACTCAACTTTCTCTAAACCTTGTGTGTTCTGCTTCTACTCAACAGACATCAAAAAGGATGAAAATGACCTGAAGATTGTGATGAAAGAGAATGGATGTATGGATGCTACCATTGGCAAAGAAACTGTCCACAACTCGCCAGAGACAATGAGGATTTTTCATGAGTTTGCCAACAGATGAAAAATCATATGAACATTTCAGAAGAAAACTAATTTCAAAAAAAAAAAAAAAAAGAAGGGACTGAGTCTACTAGTGTACCGTATGGGAGGTAGTCTACATCTGTAGTCTACCTCTTAAATAACTTAAAAGAATACATGTCAATATTGTAATGGCGAAAGTCTATGAGTTCATGGTTTTTGAATGCGAGTGTGGTTATTACACTACAAAGAGCACAAATGCGTTAAAACATGCTAAGACTATTTCTTGTAGAGACAAGACAATGACATCAGAGACACAGAAATTTGTCAAGGAAAGTGCTGTTGGCAACAGTGTATCCAATAGCAAGACAATAAATACCTCGGTATACATCGAGGACAATAAGGTCATTAATGATAACAAGATCATCAACAACAATAGTATCAACATCACGCTTGCCGTGCCAGATAAGTCGGCAGTGTCGGCGGTGTATGACATATTCAATAAACCAGAGTTCATCAGTGAAATACGCGGGGCGGATCCTCAACAGATACCTGCTATTTTGTTTAGGCATACACGTGGAATATGCGCCGACCAGAAGTTTGTCAAATACGATTCCGACAAGAATGTCGTTGTCCACAAAGATCCTGTCACTGGAAAGGACACTGTCAAGGACCTGAAGAAATACCGAAATGAATACTTGAAAGAGAGTGCAAATTTATTTGACGACGATTACCACATCCCATACGCTCCTCAAAATATCCAGAGGGCGTTGAAAGACATGACAAAACCAACCTTTGACACTGGGAAGAGGAAAGAGACTCCTATTTCCGGCGCTCAGGTGATAAAGATGTGTGCTTCTGGCGACCACCGGATGTATAAATTTCCTGTTGAGACCAAGGATTTCTATGACGACGTTGCCAAGAATGTTGACGTTGAAATAAAGTCCACCTGATTCTTAATCAAATATTTTCAGTGCTTTTTTCTATGAGATCTCTCATGCGTTTTCTGTGAACACCGAGTGAAAATGAGTCTGGTCTTCTAACATTAACTTGTGCATTTTCTAGTTTTTTGACCAATGTATTCCATTTATATGATTTTAGCAAATGTATATAATGTCTTCTTATTCTATTCCATATATCTGGAAGCTCCCTGCGTTGGTCAGCATATAGCGGAGATGAGAAACCTCTAAAGAGAATCATCCTCCTTATGTTCCGCAGTACATATAATGCAACATCATTGGTATAAACATTCTGGGGACTCTTATAAACTGATGCTCTCAATTTCAAAATGCTTGCCAATATGTTAAGAGTATCTCTTATGACTTTTTCATGTCGTATCATTGTAGATACAAACTCCATTTGTTTTCTAGTTTTGAGAATATCCCAAGAGTAACCAGTCTCACCAAAGTCTTTCATTGCCTCGTGTTTTGACCACAATCTATCTAGTAAACATTGTCCTACAAATTGAATTTGGTATTTTGTATACACAAGTATCTTCTGATCCGATGAATATGATTTGAGTTTTCTAAGTTTTGATATTGCCTTCTTTATCAATTGTAAGTTTTCATAGCTGCAATCTGCTTTCTTTTGAATTGTTATTCCATTTTCTATAGAAATGAGATTCTTCTTGTGATAATCCTCATTTCTTATATAGTTAACCAACTCAATGAATATTGAGAGTTTATTCTCAAATGTCCTATCAGCCATATTGACTAAAAACAATAATTTATTTCTCATTATTAATCTTTTCTGATTTCAAGTATTGAGCGTTTGATTTGTTTGTGTTTACATGGTGATGTTTTGGGCAAGGGAAATGCCTTCTTCTATAACAAGATTCAGTTCTTTCTCAAAGAGATATCCGGTGTCTTTGAGCTCGACTTCTATTTCGTAGGTTTCCTCAACGTCGTCCTTGTTTGGGATGGTCTCCACTCGTGTGAAATCAATCTGCCACGGTCCCTTGGGAAAAGATGTCCTGTGCTTCGTCCGCTGGAGCACATAGCTGTTGGGTGGGGCGCCATTTTCCTTGGTTTCCAATGAAAGACTTGTCCGAATGGCAAACTTTCCTGGCGTCACATCGTTTGACACCTTTTGCTTGTGTTCCCAGTACATGGCACCGCCTGCTTGAACGTGCCGCGACGAACAGTTGCCCCTGGTTGATACATATTTGTCCACAATGACAACTTCCTTGCCCTTTCCTAGTTTTTCCATTGCCTGAGTCCATGCAATCTTGGGCAAGCTTGCATGAAATCCGCGAGTCGTTTGGATGCCAACGCGGAACTCCAGTTCCACCGTGCGGAAGTCGTGGTGCAGCAGGGTATCGGCAAGAGTCTTTTCCATGATTGTTTTTGTTGGTTTGGTGAATGTTTAATGTGTTAAGCTCTTATGTAGACTTTTTATATCCTGGATCAAATGACAATAAAAAATATATCAAGATATCAAATGGAAATATCCGAGTATATTCTTGCAATACTTGCGGTACTAGCAATTTTCATCCTGATGAGAGTAGATACTCTGTGGAAGAGTCTGCCACCCAATGGTCCTCACATCATACGGTTGCCAAACTTTTTGACATCATCTGATTGCGATGCTCTCGTGGCGATGGGTGAACGGGAAGGGTTGGTAGATTCTGAGGTATCTGGAAACACGGATGACAAACCCGCGTATCTGGACACTGAAGCGCGAAAGAGCAAGCAGACCTGGTTTGCAACAGGAAAGCACCCGGTGTCTGATATGATACAAAATAAGACAAGGGACTTTCTGAGATCCAGGGGCATGGACGACGATTCATATGTGTTTGAGGACATCCAGCTTGCAAAATACACCAAGGATGGATTTTACAAACATCATTTTGATGGCGAAGACTGTTCTACCGTGTCTTGTCCCAAAGACCAGAGACTTGGAACGATGATCGTGTACCTCCAGGAACCAGTTGCCGGTGGAGAGACAGACTTCCCAACTCTCAAGACGAGCGTGAAACCGGTGAAAGGCAATGCTGCTTTCTTCTGGGTTGCCGATCCGCGCACGAAACAATTGTTCAAGGAAACTCTTCACGCCGGCCAGCCTGTTAAATCTGGCACCAAGGTAATAGCCACTCAATGGATTCGAGCTATTTAATTCGTTAACGCATTAAAAAAAATAAAGGCGTAATGTATTATGGCACCTGATAGCTTTAGTTCCTTTACTCCCTTTAAGCGCAACCTGAAGACTCCTTGCATTCTTTTCTGTAAGTGGGATAATTGCGGCCATTGTCACCGCATGGCTCCTGAAATGAAGAAGGCTCAGTCTGCTCTGCGTGGCAAGATGCCCGTGTACATGGTCGATGCCGAGGAACACTCCAAGGTGTGTGAGCAGCTTAAGGTCAACGGTTTCCCTACTATTTTTGTTCTTGGTAAGGACCGCGTGGCTCGTAAATACCCTGGCGGTCCTAGTGCGCAGAACATAGTTGCTTTTGCCAAGAGCAAGGCTGGCATGTGATTATATCGACATTCGTATTTTAATAACCAAAAAAATATTGATAAAGTTAAATGTTGAAGGTATCGCCAAACAGCGTCTCTAATATTAGATATGCCCAACGGGGCGTGGAGATTGCTCGGTATTGCTTCAAAACATATAAGAATATACAAAAAATCCAGAAAGAGGGCCCCAAGAGCCCGGCGGCCGATGAACTTGTGCGTGATACGACAGAAATTGGAGTCATAGCGCTCAAAATGGCTCAATTCTTGTCCGCCCGCGGTGATGTCATCGATGCAAGCACACTCTCGGTAATCGAGCGGTTTCAAAACGAAGTGCCTAGCGAAGTTTCGCCCCTCCCAGATTTCACCTTTTACGAGTTTGACAAGGTTCCGATAGCGACTGCTTCTATTGCATCTGTTTTCAAGGGCAAACGCAAGGCGGACAATAGCGATGTGGTCGTTAAGGTTATCAAGCCTGGGGTAAAACAGCGCATTATGGAGGACCTCCCCCTGTTCATTTATGTCTTGCAGGCGGCAAAGTTCTTCAACATTGCCGGCGCCGAGAACATGCTTG